ATACAGATTCTTTGTTAAACAAAGCTTTGGATGTAATAACGCAAAATAATCCTCAAGAAATAACATACGCTAACCCCATAGAACAGCTATTGACGGATGCATTTGCCCGTTCGATAAACCTTGAAGCCGCTACAGGAACTCAGACCACTGGAAATATTGTTGCTGTTAATCCCAAGGGTGCGTTTGTTAATACGAGATCTGGCGACATTGTGTTTGTTCCAACCACACAGACCAATCAAACAGTTACGCTATCTGATTTGAAATACGGTGATTCAGTCGTTTTAGGAAATGGTTATGTTGCACCAATAACCAAAGAGGTAACTACAAGCGGGCAAGAATCCATAGTATTAGATGGATCAAGATTAAATACTAACCTTGGCGTATCGTTTGTCACGGCTGCAAATCCAGCAACAGTTACTTTCCAAAACCTTACGGGCCAAGAGGTAACGATTGACCGTACGCAGTTACCTGCCGGTATTAACTACGAGACTGGGTCGCTAGTCTATACAAATACTCTGCCTTTTGTATTTGATCAAACATCTGGCTTGGCAAAAGATTCATTACAAATCACGCCCAGCCCAACAAATCTCACTCCGGGAACAGGTTTTGATTTTTCACTTGGTCCAATTGATTTAACAACTGGTTCTATTCCAAGCTCAGTTCCCGGACTCGTACCGAGTTTAATAACGACTCCAACGCCACCAGTTGTTACCCCTCCGGTGACACCGCCATATCCAACGCCATCATTATTAACACCTCCGGTTACACCGCCATATTCAACGCCATCAGTACTAACACCTCCGGTTACACCGCCTCCAGTGGATAAGCCACCAATAATTATAAATACACCAGCAACTCCGCCAGTAGTAAATCCGCCTAGATTAGTTCCACCAACACCGCCAACAGTACCGGTAGCGACAATACAGCCACCTCCTGCTCCACCAGTAACAGTTACGCCGCCAGTAGACTTAATGCCTCCGAGTGGCGTAACGCCGCCAGACATCCCTCTTTCAGGCGTCCCGTCAACAACAATCAATGTTGGTGGGTCACCAACGATAAAAGTACCACCGGTCGTCACAACCCGTCCGCCACCGGTAATAACAACTTCCCCACCGGTCGTCACAACCCCGCCTCCAACGTGGCTTTATCCGGATGTACCGCCGCCGGAGCTTCCACCTTACGAACCAATGCCGTATCCTAATTACTTAAGACCTTTAACACCTTACTTGCCGCTAGGAATAGGGGCGCTAATGGAGGCGATGTATGCTCAGGAGCAGGGGAATGGGGGATATAAACCCAGCCAAAATGCCGGGTCCCAAATTAAAATCCCGACGTGATAACACAGATTTTGTAGAATACGCAAAGGGCGGGCCTGTTGGTTTGTATGCCAACATACATGCAAAACGTAAGCGTATTGCGGCAGGGTCTGGTGAAAAGATGCGTAAACCTGGTAGCAAAGGTGCTCCCACGGCGCAGGCATTTCGCAAATCAGCATTGACTGCTAAAGGATAATCATGGCCTTTACGACCGGAACAACAAACTTTGACCCAAATCTAAACGAAATTGTTGAGGAGGCGTTTGAGCGTTGCGGTCGAGAATTGCGCTCAGGGTATGATTTACGCACGGCGCGGAGGTCACTTAACCTATTGTTATCAGAGTGGTCGAATCGCGGTATAAATCTTTGGACCATGGAGCAGGGTGCCATACAGCTCTATGCCAACCAGATTACCTATCCGCTTCCTATTAATACGGTAGATTTGGTCGAAACAACAATCCGCACGGGCGTTGGATCTAACCAAACGGATATCAATATCAGTCGAATCTCGGTAAGCACATACTCCACGATCCCGAATAAGCTTGCCACGGGGCGCCCGATTCAGATTTATATCGACAGACTAGGTGGGCAAACATATGTCTTCACAGGCACCTTGGCCGCAAATATCACCTCAACGGCTACGACAATACCAATGTCTTCTCTCACAGGGGTGCCATATGCAGGATATGCAAACATTGGATCGGAAACAGTTTATTACTACGGTACTAGCACCCAAGCGCAGAACGTGGCTACAGGCACTTCGGCATATGCTACGTTGAATAATGTCCTAAGAGGGCAGAACAACACGACCGCAGCAAGTCATACATCGGGCGCCACGGTAAGTAATACACAGTTTCCGAATGTCACGGTCTGGCCTGCACCCGATCAAGGATCGATTACAACACCTTATTACACCTTGGTTTACTGGCGCCTTCGTAGACTTCAGGATGCAGGAAATGGTATTAATGTAGAAGATATTCCATTCCGTTTCCAAGAGGCTTTGATTGCAGGATTAGCTTATAAGCTATCCATGAAGGTTGAAGGTGGTATGGAGCGCATGGGTATGCTCAAGGCTCAGTACGATGAGGCATGGCAGTTAGCGGCAGATGAAGATAGAGAGAAGGCTCCGTTGCGCCTTGTGCCGCGCCAGGGATTTTTAGGATCAGGCGGGTACTAAAATGCCCAATAAGTTTGCAAGCGGCAAGTTTGCTATCGCTCAATGCGATAGATGTAACTTTCGCTATAAGCTTAAACAGCTTAAAGTACTTACAATCAAGACCAAGAATGTTAATATTCTTGTATGTCCTGAGTGCTGGGAACCCGATCAGCCGCAGTTGCAATTAGGAATGTATCCTGTTGATGATCCGCAGGCCGTTAGGAATCCACGTCCCGATTCCAATTCGTACTATCAATCAGGCTATAACGGGATGCAGACTGTCGATAATGTCGTCAATACAAACCCGCTTTACACCGGCGTTCCACTAGAAGGAAGCAGGACGATAGAGTGGGGATTCAATCCTGTTGGCGGCGCACGATCTATAGATGCTGGCATGACCCCCAATCATTTAATCGGTCAGGCCTTGTTAAACAGTGTCACAGTCTCATAGGAGCCGACATGAAAGATGATATTAAGCAAGACAAAAAGATGATTGCCGGGGCGGTGCATAAGCATGAAAAAGCCATGCATCCTGGCAAGCCCATGACCAAGCTACGCAAAGGCGGACCTACATCAGAGATGATGAAGAAGATGGGCCGCAATGTAGCTCGTGCAAGAAACCAAGGATAAGCCATGAAATACTCGATGAAGAAGGGCGGCAAAGAAGTTGGCCCTGCGTCAGTTTATGCAGAACCGCATACGATGAAAGGCGCCAAGGTAACGGCATCCATGAACCCTGGTAAGGAAATGCCTTACAACTTTGTTCCTAACTGGCATCCAACATCAGGCGTTGCCATAAATCCTAATACACAGATTAAGACATCTGGTATTAAGATGCGTGGTACGGGCGCTGCAACCAAGGGTACGATGTCAAGAGGGCCGATGGCGTAAGTCATGAATTGGGGCGAACTCAAGACTGCGATACAAGATTACTGCGAAACGACGTTTGAGACGGCGACGCTTCAGACGTTTGCTCAACAGGCAGAGCAGCGAATCTTTAATACGATTCAGTTTCCGTCACTAAGAAAGAATGTAACGGCGACATGCACGATCAATAACCAGTATCTGCAAGCACCTACAGACTTTCTGGCCCCCTATTCGTTAGCAGTTATTAATGCTTCAGGGTCTTACAAGTATCTCTTAAACAAAGACGTTAACTTTATACGCGAGTCATTTCCTGTCCCAACAGGTGCGGGCAATACTGGCGAGCCTTATTGTTATGCACTCTTTGGTACAGATTACCCAACATCTACAAAAGAGTTGGTATTTATCTTGGGACCGACGCCGGATGCTGCGTACTCCGTGGAGTTGCATTACTTTTATTATCCGACATCGATTGGTCTTGCTGATGTAAGCACAACGACTACATGGCTTAGTGATAACTTTGATTCGGTGCTTTTGTATGGCTGTCTTGTGGAGGCGTATACCTTCCTGAAGGGTGAGCCAGACATGATTCAGAATGTAACGAATCGGTATAAAGAGGCACTTATTCTTGCCAAACGTCTTGGTGATGGTCTTGAGCGCATGGATGCGTACAGGTCCGGCCAGGTTCGGGATAAGGTGGTGTAATGGCGATCATCCAAACCCTGACAACAAGCTTCAAAGTAGAGTTAGCTCAGGGTCTGCACAACTTCACAGCGAGTACGGGCAATGTCTTTAAATTGGCCTTATACAC